TGAGTGATTCACAAATAAGGTCTTCAAAATCAATCTCGTCTACAGTAACATCAAAGTCTTCAAAACCAACAGCACGAACCATACTTTGGAACAACTGGCCTGAGATGTAGTTATCAAAGAAATTGCTTGACATAGTCAATGACTTACCTACAAAGGTTACTTGTGTAGCAGGTTTTTTGTCTTTACCAAGTTTTACATGTTTAATCTTAGTAATTTTTACCTCATGGATACCATCTTTAATTCCTTCTGCGTTTTCAAATTTGATTTTCATTACTCTTTATCTCCTTTAGATTTTTTAGTTGTTTTAGGTTTTTTTGTTTTAACTGTTTGAGCAGATGAGTTTTCAGTCACTCCAAGGACTTTATTAATATCACTCCAAGTTGGATTGATGAGTTTATCAGGAACAGAATTTTTTTCTGGTGTACGAACCTTCAAAGTGTAGATATTAGAGTCACTAAGTTGGATTCCATAATAAGTAACTTTTTTAGGTTTACCGTCTACCTTTTCTTTTTTCTGATATGTACGAGCATTAGCTACAAGAGAGCAAGAAGCTAGTAGATAGTCACGAATAGAACCTTGTAGGTCTGCTGTGATAATCTTAGGAAGGTCTTCATCCTCATCTTCAAGATTAATTTGTTTCTCTTGACAGATAACATAGATATTTTTACCTGCATTTGCGAAACGAACCAATCTATCAATGACTGAAATCATTTCTTCCTTGGCATAACCGTATAGTTGTAAGGTCATGCGTTTAGCTTTCTTATCGTTCTCAATAAGATAGTCGTACAAGAATTGTTGAATTTTAGTCAAATGGTCAATAGCAAAGCTATCATAATTTTTTACCTCATCCAACACTTCCAAGAAATCTTCCCAGGATTCTACTGTAGCTACATCAACTGTCTGACCTGATTCAGCTACATCATTCATAATTGTAGACAAACCATTGTCAGCATCAGCAACTAAAATTTTTCCTGGCATGGAAGAAATTAGTTTGGTCTTACCTTTACCAGGCATACCATAAATGGTAGTAAGATTATGTGGTTTAATCTCACTAAGTTTTTTCAACTTAACCATGTAGTTTACTCCTTTAAAAATTTTTTACCTAAAAGGTAACAGATAGTAAGGGAGTCGAACCCTTAATTGTCCTTTACACTATCTCTATAAGCTTTAATACGCTTTCTAGCAAACTTAACTTGATCCTGTGATATTTCTGAGCCTATGTATTTAAGACCTCTCATAGCACATGCTAGGGCTGTAGTACCTGTACCCATGAAAGGGTCATATACAATGCCTTTAGGCTTAGCATACATATCAATAAGCTGTAATACAAGGTCACTAGAATAAGTAGCTTTATTCAACTTGTTAGAACCATCATTATTTTTTGCTTCAATGTAGTTGAACATATTTTCATAATAATTCTGGCCACGCTTAGATACTGACTTAACTTTCTTATTACATTGAAAAGTTTTTAACTCAGACTTTCTACAGAATACATAAACAAACTCACAGATTCTAGTTAGCTTATTACTACTTACATTATTAGGCAATGCAGATGATTTTTTCCAAACAATAGTATCAGCGATTGTGAAATTTGTTTCTAAAAGAATTTCATTGATAACACGATACATAATTTCATTAGGCTTGTAATAGTCTTTGTAGTTTTGTGTGTCAGTTCCATAACTCATATTATAAAGAACTACACCATTCTTTTCTAAGATACCATCAAAGCCTTTAAAAAGGTCTACAGTCCATTCTAGGTATTCGTTATCAGTCATATCATCTAAATGAATATCATACCTTGCCTCATGATTATCTCGCCTTTTAGAGTCTGTTGAATTTCTGGCCGTGTTGTAAGGAGGTGATGTAATTACCATCTGAACTTTCCTACCTTGGCCAGCTATATACTTTATTGTTTCAAAACAATCCTCATTAAAAATTTTATTTACTTTCATATCTACTCCTTATTCTCAAAGTAATGACAGCCAGGGGAGTTGAACCCCTGTAGCACATAAGACAAATGAAATGCACGCATGTAACGTTATGAAATAAAGAAAGGTAAAATTAATTTTTTAGAACAGTGTTGTGCTTTAACCTTTGCTGTCTTAATAGGGCTATAAGCCCTTAAATTATTTTTTGAAATTTTTTCTATAATGCTTGTCAATCAATGCACTACGCTTGTAGCTTGTAGCTTTAGAATTAAATCCTGCTAAATTCCAAGCTAGAATACATAGAAAACCTAGAGCTACACAATACACTGGATGTGCAATGATATACCTAATAATATCCATTATTCAACCTCTTTCACTTCAACGCCTGGACAATTGAATACCCACCCAAAATCAGCTTCTTCTAACTCTTTACGGGTGTGGGCCACTCGAAACTGATGTGTCTCCTGTCTGCTATTGATATACCAATTGCCGTCAATCTCGTGATTCAAATATCTAGCGTCGCCATAAACTCCTTTGAATTTGACTATATATCTAGCCTCTTCCTTGACCTCATAGCCAAACTGGTGCATGTTTACAAGGGTTTTGATTGATTCATTTTCTACATCATCAAACCATTTACAAAAATCTGAAGTTCTTTCTTTATCATCCCAATTTCTAATCAGGTAATATATCTCATCCTCTAAATTATCTTTATGTTTTTCATACCAATCAGCTACACATTGAGGAACTACTTCCTTATATTCTTTTTGGTATCCATTATTTTCTTTCTCCCTATAGATTATCAAAGCTGAATTATTAAAGTAAGTAGCACTTACACCACCATCAGCAACAGCAGAAACATTTGACTGATACTTAATATCAATAACTTCAATATCAGGATTTTCTTCCAAGAAATCATTAATTAAATCATCAATTTCTTCGGTGTAGTCAAAACTTTGTCTAGTTACTAAATATTTAGTTTTAATCATTTTCTACCTCAATAATCTGTACTCCTTCACTGTTAAACACCCAACCAAAACCATTTTCTTCAAGGAATGTTTTTGTAAAATGTGTTTTAAAGTATGTTGATTCATCTACACTACTTAATTTAAAAATTTTTGCTTCTTTTTCATAGTTAAGATAACCATAAACATCACCAAGATTTTTAAACTTGACAATAATTTTTTTTTCTTCTACCTTATACCCATCTAACCAAGCTCTTACAAATTTTTCTTGATTATTACTATCATCTAGCCAACCTCTAACTACACCATCACTAACATATTTACTTGTTGTCATGTTTAAAGCACCCATAATAGAGTATTTAAAACTTTTCATATACTCTAAATAGTTAGCAATATGCTCAGGTAATGTAACTAAAATTTTTTCATCCATGATATTGTCTCCTTATTGTTTTATCTTAATACCCTTTTATTGTATCACTAAGAGTTGCAAAATGCAACCCTAAACTAAAAAATTTTTCAAATTCCTTTCAAAAGTGTTGTAATGCCAATGCCTAGAGCTTCAGCGATATTTTTTATTTTCACTAAAGTAGGATTGATATTTTGGCTTTTCATGTTCGATATGTGATTAGGTGACTTACCTAACTTAAGAGATAATTTTGTAATTGTAGTTCCTCTACGGTTACACATATCTATCACATTCTCCCAAAATTTTTTTACTGATTCCTCATCACCTAAATATTCTCTACCCAATCAAATCCCCCCTAAAATATAAAGTATAAGTAAACTAATAGCTACAAATGTACCACACCATGACACCCATTTATAAAAACTATCCTCATCATTAACAAAAAATGACGCAAAGCCCATAATAATCAACATAGGAATTATTTTATCTTTCATTCTCAATCCTCTTCAACTAGAATATAAGTAATAGGGAAGCCGTTACCATCCACTTGTATGAGTTGATACCCTACAACATTGATTTTTCCTTTGCTGTTTTGGGTTAACTCATTAAGTTTATCGACTGCTGAGCCTTCTATACCATCCCAAAATTCATGAAATTTTTTCTTATTATCAATCAAACGGTTGTTAGTATATCCAAGCAAATATCCTTCTGACACCCCAAAATAATCAGCAAGTTCCTTTAATGTGTCGGTTTTGATTTGAGATTCCCCACACTCCCAACGTCGCCACGTTCTTTGGTTGACTTCAAAAATTTCAGCTATCACTCCTTGATGTAACTTTTTTTCTTTGCGTAACTCTTTCAGCCTATTCATATTCTTCTTCCTTGATTCCTGTAATCTTGATTCTATTTTCTTCTTCAAAACCATGTACTAATTCATCCATGTAAGGTGTGCCATAGTCTGACTTTTTGAAGATATTATAATCAGGATGATTGATGATAATTTCAATAGTGGAAAGAAAATCCTCAACTACTTTGTTAACAATCCTTTCATTATAGTTGATTTTGAACTGATGGAAGTGGTAACCTCTACCAACAATTTTTTCTTGTGGATTCATACAGTCATAGACAAACCCCTGCACGTTATAGCCTAGAATCTCTTTCATAACGTACATATACACGTTACATTGAAGCTCTAGCCTTAAGTTTTCAAAGCGTGGTTTATTGCTATAGGTCTTATAATCTACTAACCAAATACCACCATCAGGATCAACAACTACAGCGTCTATGTACCCTTGGAAATGTTGTCCTGGGAGATATTCTGATAAATCCCATTCAATAAGTTTCTCAGTCTCTATAACTGTACCTATAGACTCTACACTGCCATAGTGATTAAGGTATTTCTCAGCTACACGAATGCCATCAGCTACACCCTTATCAGACAAGCCTTCTTTATTTGCCCACAAGTCAATTGATTGTAGGATACTGTGCAAAGAAACACCATTACCAATACACTCTAAAATGTGGTGTAGTGTAGTTCCTCGGTCTAATGCATCTTGCCAAGGACTAGTCTTTGATAGACCTTTAATGTAATGACAGTAAAAATCCCAAGGGCTTTCTAACCACTTGTTGACTCGACTAACTGACCATGTATTGCCACAAGGTAATTCATCAGGTATATCAACTACATTATCACGGTAAAAGTCTAATTTTAGGACTCTTTGTAGCTTCCTAAAATTCTTTGTCTTGCTTGTCAATCCTCGTTGCTTCCACTGATTGATAGCATAAGGACTTACTCCCAAAGCCTTTGCAAGGACTTTGTTAGTAAGACCATATTTTGTCATATAGTCTTTAACTTGTTTTGCTTCAATAGTTTCAAAAGTCATATATTGTAACTCCTTATTAAATTATAGCTATTAATATAGCTTATGACACCTAGACCCTGACAGTCTAGTGCTAGCCTTTCTAGTGTGCCTTAAACCCCTCTAAAAGGGCTTGTAATCAATCCTACACCCTAGGGAGTGTATTACTACTAAGGTCATGCTTAAGGCTCTCAAAAGCCTTTTTATGAGCAATATAAGACTGCTCCCATGCCCTAGCTGATT